ACAACATTAGAAGTTGCATGATCTGTCGATGATATAGTAACTAACTGAAGCGCATTACATCCGTCGTCCGCAAGTTGACTAATACGGGCTTCATAATCGATACCATTTTCCAAATAGATAGCGGCGCCTTTATAGCGAAGCTCTGACTTAGAATTACCGCCTACTATTGTCGGAAACTGTATTGGGTTACCATCATCATCAACAAACTGCACAGGCTGAATATCCATGCGCTTATAGTAAGGCATTTAAATCTTACCTCCGTTCGGACTATTTCCTCATTCCACGGATGTATTCTCTTCAGATGCCTTTTCTGGGTCGGATTTCTTTTTTCTATTTACTTTCTTTTCTGACTCCGGCTCTATCGGAAGTTCAGATTCTTTAACAATAACGACGCCTTGTTTGTCAATCAATGACTGAAGGAGTTCGTTAGATTTCTTCAATTCTTTCAGAATGTTGTACATGATCTGCTCTTTCATTGTCACAATAACACCAAATTCTGTTTGCATATATCAATTACCTCCATATTTTAAAATACCCCCTAGCTAATGAAAACTAGGGGGCAATATACTATAGCTGTGCAGGTTATTACGGCAAATCAGGGTTTGCGCCAAGTACGCCACGATGGTCAGACCAGCCGTAACTGAAGCGCATACGTCCCTTGTATTTTGCTTGATCAGTATCGAAGTCTGTTGCACGTTTGAAGTTCAAACGCTCTCTCCAGAACCAGTTCAGTTCGTGGATGTCTGGATCAATAAGGAACCAGTAGTTGTCGCTTCCACCGTCTACCGCTCCGATGTAATCCAGAACAACGACTTGGAAACGTCCCTTCATTGGGTTGATGTCGTTGTAGTCTGTACCCGGAAGCAAAGACGATTTGACGATTTTTTCTGCTGTAAACTGAAGGGCTGGAGGAACAACAAGAAGTTTTGGTGTCATTTGAATCTTGAGTCCTCTTTCATCCACTTGTTCAGCAGCAAGTTTCAAAGCAATCTCAAGATTCTGCTCATTAAGAGTAAGTCTACCAATAAAGTTGGACGTTGTTCCACCATCGAGCCTTGTGTGTTTGTCACTTACCAAAGGCTCCCCTCTGAAATTTGTCGGCAAAGACTTAAAAGCATTTCTGAATACGGAACCTGCATGATGTTCGATTGTCGAACGTGCTGCACGTCCAAGCGCCCTTGCTTTCTTTTGAATTTGGTTATATTGTTCATCATCCACCATTTCTTTTTCGACAGTAAACCCTTTCGAGAAAGTTTTATGGATGTATTGAACAATATCCGGATTTGGAATTTCTTCGTACTCCGTAGAATCCGTCGTTCCTTTTGGATTCCACATTGTGAAACCGCCCATACGAAGATCGGTTTCAATTGCTTTTTTAGAATTGTTAACGTTAAAAACTTTGCTGTACTGTTCCGGCTTTTCTTTATAACCCTCAAAGAAGATTTTTCGCAAGCCGGGTTCGAGTAACTTAGCAAAATTACCTCTAACTGTAGGCATTAATTATCTCCCCCTCCCCATTAACTATTAACCTTGTTGCAGGTTAATAAAAGTTACATACGCTGTACCCCGATCTGTGGCTTCGATAATTTTTACTGCTGCGTTGGACGTAGAGTCCAGATTCACAGAATAATCACCATCAGTCAATGCAATCGGATGTTTTGCGCCAACTACAACATTGCCTGTACCTGAAACAGTGGCTTCAAATACCATACCTTCAGATGCTTGAACTTTACCGTAGAAATCTGTCTCTGCTTCAGTTTTAATTTCTCGACCCAAGAAAACACCCAGAACTTCCGTGTCGTTTGCCGCAGCAGCAACAACTTCGCCTGAAGCGTTCAATTTGACAACATCTCCACGTTTGGCAACTTTTGCGTAATCTTTATTAAGTTTGTAATCCCTAATCGGGAAAATAGAGTCTCCACGAAGGCTTTTCCTGTACTCGAACATCGAAATTATCCCTCCTTACACTTTATACTTTGCATACTCTTCTTCAGTCATTCCGAACTGTTTTGCGAAGTAGCGCTCTTCGTCTGTCAAGACTACCGCTTTATTTGACTTTCCGGTCGGTGTGTTTACAACGCTATTGCGCTTACGTCCGGAAACTTCCGCCAAAGCGTCTTGTTTCGATAGATTCTTGATACTCTCTGCAATCTTTTTGCCGTGCAATGCAAACACTGCTTGCTCCAAAGGAATATCAGGGTTTCTAAGTGTTTCAAGAATGTAAAGTCTTGCTTGCTGAATATCTTCATCTGATAGAACCGGATATTGTTTTTTAATATCGGCTGACTGTCGATCCATTTCAGACTTCCAAAGTTTCACTTTAAGTTCCATCAGTTCTTGATGTGTGCGCATATTTTCTTCTTTAATGCGCATCTGTTCACGCAAGAACTCGACAGGAACGTTTTGCTCTTTCGCCTGTTTACGAATCTGTTCCTCTTTTACTTTTTCAAGCAATTGTTCTGGAGTAAGCCCGTAGAGATCAGAAAGTTGTTTTGCGAGTTGATATTCCGGCATATTCTCCAACATCTGTTGAAGTTGTCGTTGCCTTCTTTGCTCTGCAAATCTGGCATTTTCCTCTGGAGATTGTACCGGCTTTTGGTCGTCCTGATTCTGAACAACTTCTTGTTGTTGTTGTTCCGGCTCATCGTCCGGCTCTTCTGAATCAGGTTCAACTTCAGATTCTTCAGATTCTTCAGAATTGTCAACAGTGTCGTCGCCGTCATCGTCATCGTCATCAGTGAAGAAATCTTCAATCGGTCCTACAGATTCTTCATTGTCATCGTCGAAACTGATAAAGCCATCATCGTCGCCCGCAAATAACTGAAGATTGAGTTGCAAAGGAAGAAATTTGACCATACCTACATTACCTCCTATGGGTTGTTTGCGCGCATCCCACCACGCGAATTTTAACGTGACTTGTACGGTGAATTATGCTTTAAAAGCAACGACACCAACCGCTTTTGTACAAGCCCTATTTGTCGAGTGGTATTTTACGACAAGTTGTGAAATTTTGCAAGAGAAAACCCCGATAAATTATCGGGGCTTATCGTCACCAACCTCTTGCCATATTTGACATTGCCAATTGTCCTGTCGTTCCTTGCGGTGTTTCGGGCTCTTGTTCCACATCTCTCGGTCTACCAACTGCCATATCTTGCTGATTTTGTTGCGATAGAAGCTGTTCCACCGCTTGAACCGCTGCTTGCATTGCCTGATCTTGTGGCATACCTTGAGCAATATTTTGACGAATAATATCGGCAATCTGAACAAGATTCTGTGCAATTTGAAGCGGTCGTTCTCTCTCCATCCGCTTTCTATCTTCTTGAATTCTACGAAGAATTTCTTCTTTCATATCGAAATCTTGGAAACGAATCCATTCTTCTGCCGTAATGATCGGCGGATTGAAGTTGAATTGACCTTGTAACTGCATCAAATGGTCTGCTTGCTGTCTGCGCCTTGCTTGCGTTGTTGGAGCCGTAGCGTATACGTCAGATTTAACGATCCAATCGATATTCTCAATTGTTGCATCGTCAAGAGGTTGGAATGTTTCGTAAATAATTTTTCCATCCGGCCCTGTGATTGAAATTTCTCTTTCATCTTTCCAGTGATAGATAATGTTAAGCACGATCAAATTACTGATCTGCTCAACAAAGTCATCGATCTGAAGCATTTTATCTTTGTCCCTAACCGTTGCCCTCTCAATCAACGACTGAACACCTGTAGAAGTAGTCAGACTTCCAACAGATTCCCCGGTGTAGGCTTCATTGATTCCTGAAATCTCACGTATATCTTGACGCATACGACTGTCCATTTCGAGAAGTCCCCTTGGAACGTCTTGCTGTTGCAAAACATGAACAGACGCACGTGGATCAGTATTTGACACCCAAGTTTTGCCCGGAAGCGTACCCTCTCTTGCCATCTCTTGAGCATTAATTCCAGACTCTTTAAGTATAACTTTTTGCGGATTTTGATGTAAAAGTGCAATAATCGAAGATGTTTGTGACGTTTTATTGATAATTTTTTGATTTTCGAGAATATCCATTGCCGTTGACGTACCCCAGAAGTCTCCTTCTTCTTCTTCGTCATAAAGTACGGCAATCGGATATACGGACGGTTTATAATCCTCAATCCGATAAAGTTCAAAATCCGTATTTGAAAGATACCATGCAATATTCAACTGCCATTTGCCTTCGTCATTAACAAAACGTTCAAAGTGCGTATGAAGAGTGACAATTTCATCTCCTTCAACACTTGGCGATCCCATGCCCGGAATATTGTCACGATTAAAGATAAATCCAGTTTCGCTATCGTCTTGAGAAAAATGAGAACCTTCCAGCTTATCCAAAAATTCTCCTGCGTATTCTCTAAATCGTGGATTATTTTTAATTAAAGATAGTGGAAGATTCGATGTGATTTCCATGTATTTCATATTCGGATCGTCAATCGACGTAGCGTCTGGGTCTGGAAAAAAGTTAGCTGAAGGAATCCGCTGGATTCTGATACGTCCCTGATACAATCTATTGCCGGGATCATTTTCGTTCATGTATATTCCACCGAAAAAGTCATTGTCATTATATACATAAACGATAGCTGTTCCCTGAAGAAGTGCCCGATCGATCGATCGTCTTATAATTTTCGGAACATCTTCTGTTTCCCAAACATGTTCGTATGCACGTTGTAAACGTGCAACAACATCAGCAAATTGAAGGTATCGTGAAGAAAACTTTGCTGAAGGAATCGCAGACGCAAGGTTTGCACGTTTCAACGTGCGTACATAGCGAATATAATTTGTTACAGGTGTAGGTATCCACGGTGGCAAAGACGTGTCTTTCCATTGTTCGCCCCGATCAAAAGTATCAATTTTAGTCCATAACGAATGTTTTGACTGAACTTCTGACTTTGCCCGGTTGAAACGTCGGTGATATTTACTCACCCGCATCTTCATTTCTTCAATTTCCTTCTTCGTCATATCTTTTCACCCCTTCCATAAATTCTTCTGCCCTACGTGCAAGTTCTAAATACTCTACATATTCTGGTGGCAATTCCGGGTCTGCTGATAAATTGTATTCTTTTTTCGGTTCTACCTGAAGGATGATAGACCACATGTTTTTCGTGTGTAAAAATCCGACAGACGTTTCCACAATTCGATTTTTGCGGAGATTTTTGCCGATTTTTCGGTAATCTTCGTCTGTTAAACGGTACGATAAAAACGTATCGTTTGTAAAGTAAATCGTATATAATTTACGTTCTTCCATACATAGTCCTCCTTTCTACACGTAATTCAAGTAATTTTCGGAGTATTCTTCATATTCATCATCGTCATCATCCAAGTAATAGTCCGAATAGTCCATCGGCGGACTGTATCCTACTGTTTTAAGCATATTTGGGTCATCCGGCAATCTCATAAACCCGTAACG